ATTTGATCTCTAGAAAATATAGTCCATTGCGGTAAATCCACGCAAATTACATCCCAGGTAACATTCTGTCCTACATAAAGAAGGTAGGAACCAGCACTTTCACGAACTGGACGATGTAATTTTACAGTCGTTTCATTATATGCAACATCTTCCGTTACAGTATAAACGCCGCCACTACTGCCTAATTGAATAAAATCACCTGCCTTAAAAATATAACCACTTAGGAGTGTTGCTCCACTGGTAATCGTTACAGTGTTACCACTTGAATATGAAACATTAATTGCACTGGTGTTGGTTAAATTGCCCTGATAGCCACTTATGTAACTGTGTCCAGCACTGTTAATCTGTATCTGTCCCACAGTTGTTCTATCCAATGCTTCAATTGCCTCTATAAGAGGACGATACTCAGTCCAACTGGGTCCGTCTGGAAGCCTTACATTAAATTCCCATACTTGTCCGCCTAGGCTGGTTGTTTTAATCGTTCCATCTCTGGATTGTGTTTGTGCAACCCTCTTTTTCTTGTTTATGCTAAGACTTTCTGCATTGTCTATAACAGTTTGAAATGCTGTTGTCATATGTATTATCTCCTAGTCTGTGGCACACTTCTTCTACCCTGTTCTACCACTGCGTTGATGAATTGCGGGTCTCTAGCAACCAATTGTTTGAAACTTAAGGCATCAACTGCGTTTATGTTATATGTAATGTTGTTTCCAATACCTTCCGTTGGAGTAACTCTGTTACCTGCGGCACCTGCCAATAATTCAGGGCCCCTTTCACCAACTAAGACTGGTGAATTGCTTGGTATGATACCACCATTTGCAAAACCTAGAATATTTTTTAGTCCCCCAAGTATAACACTGCCGCCACCCTGTCCGCCACCAAACAGTCCTGCAATCAATTGCCTTACTTGGCTTCTAAGTAAGTCTTCTAGAATGCTGTTTAGAAATCCTCTAAATTCAAATTTACCAGTCTTTGCAAAATTAACGATTGCATCTTCCATTCCCTTGGTTGTTTTTTCAAAAATTCTCTGTGCCTGCTTTGCCGCATTGGTGGCATTGTCTGCATAGTCTTCAAAAGCCTTTTCCCAACCATATTCAAATGTTCTTTGATTTTCTTTTTCCTGTTGGATTAAATCATCCAACTGTTTTGCCGCATCCTGCCTGCTCTTGATTGTTTCATTTGCACTCTTTCTTATTTCCTCAAGTGCTTTCTTGAGTTCTGCCTCATCTGCATCCTTAAACTGTGACTTAATTCTTGCTTCTGCTTCCTTAGCCAGGCGTTTTTCTTCTAATTCAATTTCTCTTAATTTTTTCTTTAGTCCATCCAAACCAAAAAGTTCAACTTCCTCAAAAGCCCTTTCCTTTCTAGTTTCAGCATCAGCAAGTATTTTATTGATTTCTTCAGTTGTTTTCTTTGCTTCTTTTTGAACATTGCCAAGTGCCCTGTTAATGCTTTCAACTGCTTCTGCATATAATTCAGGCCCTATTTTTCCAGCCTCTAAATCTCTGCTTAATTGTTCAAGTGCATCCTTGGCAAATTGTGTTTCTCTTACAGTGTCTTGGCTTGATTTAATTAGGTTGGAATAGAAATTTTCATATGTATCAGTTTCAGCAGTTAGTTTGTCAAGTGCTTCCTTGTAACCATTTACTGCCTTTTCAGCATTTCTAATTTCCTGTTCAATTGAAACAGTGCTGTTTTCTAAGTCCTTGCCACTACCAACTAATTTTTGTTGTGCTTCCTGCAATGACTCCAGTGTCTTAACAGCAAGTTCATAATTGTCCTTGGCTTTTTCAATAGGAGTTCTAAAATCAAGTTTGCTGTATTCAGTTGCCTTCTTGATTACATTTTCGTATGGTTTGATTATTGCCTTTAGGGCATCATCTAATTCTTTTTGTGCGGTAGCCTCTTCCTTGGCTTTCTGTGTTGTTTGTTTTTGTGCTTCTTCAAGTTGCTTAATCTCTTCAATTAGTAACTTGTATGTTGTTCTAAGTTCCTTGTTCTTGCCATTCAATTGATCTGTAACTGCAACACCTGGACGAAGGATTAAATCCAAAGGACCCAAATCTAACAAATCAATATATCTCTTGTTCAGTTCATTGATTGCATCCTCTGCCTTAATGGCACCATCTTTTACCTGCTCTAAAATCTTTTCAGGACTCAAATCCCTTACAGTTTCTAATCCTGCAAGTTGATTGAATGTAACAGTTAAATTCTTGATTAGTTTTTCATAGGCGGCAGTTGCTCCACTAGTTTCAGCAATCTTGGCAAGCATTCTATCAAAACTATCTGATAGTGCAGTTTCTAATTGATCTAGTGTTGGTTTTTGATCTGCGAATGCGGCAGTAAGTGCCTTGGAATTTTCAAGCATCTTGAACATCGTCTCAGCAGTTAATTCTCCTGCCTGCGACATTCTTCTAAGTTGTCCTACCGTGATACCACTTTCTCTTGCCATAATAGCAAGTGCAGGACCCAATCCTTCTACCAATGAACGGAATTCATCACCACGCACCTCACCTGATGCCATCGCCTGTCCAAACTGTCTAATAACGGAACTAGCAGTGTTACCATCAGCACCAGCAAGTTGTAGTGCCTTGGATAGTTTGCCAGTAACATCAATTACTCTTTCTTCTGCGATGCCCAGTGCTTCAGTTGAAATTCTTAATTTGGTGAATAGATCTACAGTATCACCAAAAGCAGTTCTGTTATCTACGGCTGCCTTTTGAAGCAGTCCCATAACCCTGTTTAAGTCATCTGAACTCTTGGTAATTAGGCGAAGTTGGTTTTCGTATGTTTGGAAGTTTTTGACACTGTCTCTAATCTTGTTTCCAAAATCAACAATTTGCCTTGCGGCAAGAATGGCAACAAAACCCTTGACTGCCGTCTTCAAACCATTGATTGACGACTGGGCTTTTCTTGTTTCTATCTCAATAGCATATCTATCTGTTTTTGCCATACTATCTTCCTAATATTTTCCTAACAAGTTTATCAAGATGTTCTACCATAGGATCCGTCATACCCCTAGGTGCCTGCTTAGAACTTCCCTCGTTAAGTCGTGTTGCGTATTTGTAATCTGCCTTAATGGTATTGCCAGCCAGTCTTGTGTTCTGCCTTGCATTACCCTTGTCCTTGGGTGTGATTGCACGGAAAAATTTGTAACCCGCCTTGGGTAATTGCGAAAGTTGTAATTGAACTGATGCAAGACTTGGGTTAATCTCACTCCTAATCTTTCTTACCTTCATTGTGTCTGCTCCTCACCCTTTGTATCATTTCTTCTAACTTATTTATTGGAATATTGGGCGGCGGAAGTGGGCGTTTATTGGCTTTTGCATCTGCTTTATCCTTTAGATATTGCTGATATGCAAGTGCCGTTTCCATAACATAAACATCCACTGTATCACTTCGCCCCATAACTTCACTTGGCAACAAATGATACCTTGTTGCCAGCGTGTCAATTAATAATATGCGACGCAGTTCTGCTGACTCTGGGTCCAACTGCGTGCCTGTTACTTTCCCAATTCATTAACAATTCGTGTAATAACTCTAGTCATAATAGTTGTTGGTAGAGTGGTATTACCCGTTAGGATTTTTTCACCCTTGCTATCCAACACCAAGTCTTTCACTGCGGAAATTAGAGTAGAAGAGTCCTTGGCATCAACTGATGCTAATTTTAGGAAAACATCCATTGGATGCCTGTCCCAAGTATAGAATTCAATTGCTTCACCGTGTTCCTTGACAACATCATCGTCATCAATAACCAGTTTTACCAATTTGGGTTCTTTTGTAAGTTTTGAAAGTTCCATCTGTTAGTCCTTTTGTCTGTTTATCATTTCGTGTGCTAACACCATCAAAAATTTAAGTCTTGATTGTGCTTTTTCTATGTCAGCCTTGGCGCACTTTATTTCATTGGTTGCCTTGGCAGTTTCTGCTATCACACTTTCTAGCAGTTCGTTGGTTGTTTTATCTTCTAATAACTTCATATCGTATCTATTTACCTTTGTAAATATAGGGCGGAAAAAATCCGCCCTATAATACTTTGTGATGTTATGCTACTGTGTATTCGCCATCAACAGTGATAGTGATTGGTGAAACCCAAACTGGGCTGTCCGCACTAACCGTTGGTGCTAAACCAGTTACATAGCCTGTGCCAGATATAGTCTTACCTGTGCTTCCATCATCTGTATCACCAAGATAGAGATCAAAATCTACCTTAGTTTTATTAGTGGATAGCCCAAATATTCCTAATCCTGCCGCAGTGTCTGTCGCCGCTCCTGTTCCAAAAAATGTTGTTTGGTCTAGGACGATATTCATTGCTAAAGAGTTAGTAGAAGTTGTTGCAATTTGTTTTTTTGCAGTCTCGTCCAACTGTGTCCAAGTAAAGATATCGTTGGCAGCATTAACAGTCACGTCTTGAAGTGCTGGAATAGCCTGTCCCGTATCACTTCCGTTAGAATTAACAGATAGTGTTAGGGTTAGTTCTACACCTGCGACTCCTGGTGCTGGATAAATGTAAGCCATAGTTTCTCTTCCTTATATTAGTTTTGTAAATCTATACTCCAATTCAGTAATCAGCAAGTCATTTTCAAAACTGGTTGTAACATCACACTCACGGCGGTTTAAACCGTCAATTGTTGTGATGTCCTTGCCCGTCTTTAAATCACTCACCAATGTATCGTATTGGGGCGAGATTTGTTTTGCATCAGTGCTGAAATAAACGGATATTGATGTTGTTTCATTGTTAAAAGTAGTGCTTCCCAATGTCTGTATAAAGGGCTCCGCAGAAGTCTGTGGATTATCCACATATATCTTCTTTGGATTCTTTATGTAGAGAGCAGTTCCATTGTCATCCCAGGGATATTCTGAAGTAAGTAGGAATCCCCCCAGTGAAAGTGTGTTGATATAATCTAACACTTCTTGACGCATTATCTAACCCTCTTCAGGTTGATGACACCAGGACTCTTTTCGTCTGACTGAATAGTTCCGTCATCGTCAAAGTCATACCAATCGCCAGAACTTACCAATTCATCAAACAGATTATCTGCTTTTTGTGTATAGTAAGCCATCTTCTGCCTTTCTGCTGAATCCTCGTTTCCAAAGTCAGCAATCATAGGTAGGATGTATTCTGCCATTGCGGTATAGACACATAAGTCCGTAAAGTCGTCCTGACGAGATTGTATCTTATCAGGATCCACTACAGGTATGTCCGCCTTGGTTACAAAGACTGTGGTTAAGTCTCTGCGAGCATAGTAACTCTGCCACCATTGGGATGAACGCACCCTGTTAAGAATGCGTTCAGTTGCCCTTACTAGTAACGAATCCACAACATCATCATACAAACCTTCGTTAGCATCAAACAATCTTTGATCCCTTGACACAACATCTTGAAACTCTGCAAAACTTGTTACAGTGTTATTCTCAATTACGAAAGCCATATGATTTCTCCTTTTATTCTATATAACAAGATTATGGTGTTGGATCCACTAATGAACTGTCAAAGTGTAGTTCAACGCCATAGTTGTCATATAATTCACCAACGCCATAGACAGCAGTTGCAACCAACTCGTCTGCTCTTAATGAAGCATCGCGTTGTGTTTCAATTTTGATGTCCTGCATCATTGCTAAACCAAGTGCATCTCTGTGGAATAATGCACCCTTGTAGTCACCTGCTGTGCCAGTGTCACTAATATTTGAAGTTTCAAAAATAGGAACTCCTGATATTGAAGTTACATAGCCACTTCTAAGTGCCTCATTTGCTAAATCATTGGCATTTGAGTTTGCCATAGTGTTAGTCAAGTTAGCCTTGATGTCGTATGCGATGTTAGGATGAACAACACACGCCAAGTCAGTTGCAGGAACGCCCTCAGAGCGTAGTTTAGCAACAGCCTTGAAGATGTCAGCCGCAGTCATTGCCGCAGTTCCATCACCAACAACATTAGTTGTGAATGCATCAAATAACGCAATTAAGTCTTTGTCCATTTTGCGAGCAATAGCATCGCCAAATAGTCTTCCAACATCTGCGATTACATTAGATGCTGATGTCATTCTAGCATAGTCAGTAACTTGTGTCATAATACCAACTTCTGAAACAGTTAAAATTGCTCCGTCTGTTGATACATTAACATTGTTACCACCACTGCCGTCAATTAAATCCACGCCCTCAGAAACAGACGTTGCAGTCTGAATTGGGTAACGAGGAACTGTGATTGTCTTACCATTTCCTGGTGCCATAGTGTAGTTTTTTACTAGATTTCGCATTATGGAACGCTCACTAGCAACAAACATAGCCTCAGCAACAATAGATGGCAGCAAGTCATTAAGTGTAGTGCTTGTAGTAGCCATAGTTTATATTTCCTTTTTTATGTTATGAAAGACCGTTTGCCTTTCTGTATTCTCTGTATAAATCACGATGTTCTTTATTCTGCATATCAAGTTTGCTGATATCCAATTTCTCGTTCTTTGATACAAAGTTGCTTTTAGTATTGGTTGTGGAAGGAGTTGCCTGAACAAAGTGTGGATTATCCGCCAACCAAGTCTTGACATAGTCATCTACGGTTAGTGGAGTTCCCGCATCAGTGTATTTCACTGCACCGTCATCTCCCAAAACTTCTACTTCATTGCTATCATTAAGTCTTACATTTCTGGATAATAAACTTCTTACCTGCTCTGGATTTACACTTCTGTATTTCGCAGCCGCATTCAGTAATGGTGTATTAACCTTGTATTCAGTAATGACAACATCTCTCTTTTGTATTTCAGCATCTTTCTTTGCCGCCAGTTCCTGGAGTGTTTTTTCAAATTCCCCACGCTTTATCTGTTCTTCCTGTTGGCGTTTTTCCGCCTCAGCCTTAAGATTGCGTAGTTCATCAACATCTCCTAAATCCTCATACTGCTTTTGGACTTTGTGAGTGATGGAACCTTTTAATCGTGCCATCATATCATCAACTTCCCTTTGCGTATAGGTTTTAACCGTTGGTTCCGCTTGTGCTGTTGCCTGATTTGTATCTGTTGCTTCAGTTGTGGCATCAGTTGCCACTTCGTTTGTTGCCAATGTTTCTTCTACGGACATTGTATCCTCGCCTCCTATTGAGTTGTTATACATATTTAGCCGCATTACACACCTTTCTGTATTTTGCGCCTAATATCTTCTAGTGTTTGCCTAGGCTGTTGTATTAAGCAGGGTTTAGGACTGCTGTCCCCACCCTCGTCTGGATGACTCCACAACCATTCACAAACCTTGTCCTGATTGTTAAGCCTCTCAGCCCACTTTTTTAACAGTCTTGGCTTTCGCCATACAATCCATACCCTTGCGGAGTAATTCTGTATGTCAAAATCCCATTTGCCCTCGTAATTTCTAAAATCAATCAAGTCATTACGAAAGGCTTGATAACTCCAGGGACACACATTCTTAATATCCCTGAAATAGTCACGCCAATTACTTGCGTTGTCCTTTTTTCTTTTTCTTCTTCTTTCCGCCACGCTTCATAGCCATATTAGTCTCCCAATTCGCTCCCGTTGCTGTTATTCTGTTCGTGTGTATATCCCCGTGCCGCCAAATCAAGATGCTCTTGCTCCGTCATTGCCATCACAGTTTCCCCATTGGGTCCATACATCATATGGGGAGTGAAACTGTTTTCAATATCTGATTTTTTCTGTTCAAGTTCAGCATCATCCAACTCCAACCAGTCCAAAATCTGCTTGTCAATTTCCTTGATTACGATTTCACTGTGTGCAGTTTCTTTTGCGGTGCGTAACTGATTGATTTCACTGGCAGTATCTCTAATGTTAAAGGAACCTGGATAATCCACATAGCCCATCCATTGCTGTCCCATATAACGATACCATATTTCCCACATTTGCTCTTCTGCTAGTTCTAGGTTATCAGCCTTGTTTGAAAGTTTAGCATTAAGCAGTTGAAATTCTGTTTCCATAGCAACACCTGACATAGTGCGGCTTTCAGTTGCCCTCACTGCCCCAGTGTTTGCTATCTTGTCAATGCTTTCTATTGCGTGGTTGATTGACTTGTATATTGCTTCTATGCTGGCTCCATTAAATTCCAATAGATATGGTTTCAAACCTGGATCCAAGTTTTCTGGCATATGGATTAGTGCGCCACTGCCCGTTCCCACTCTTGTTTCTGGTGTTGCAACCAAACTAGGATGCGTGTTCATCCTAATGCTCTGTTCTGCTTCACTAGTTGAATTGTAAATAAATTTTTGAAGGTTGGCAATGTCAGCAATATCACTAACGCCAAATCCTCTTACCACACTTCTACCATTGTAGGAACACACTGCTGGTATCATTCCCAAACCATTGATTTCCTCAAACTCTTCTGAAATGATGTCTTTCTTGACATCAACAGTAACAGTTTTTACGGTTTCCTTAGTCCATACCTTAACAGTTCTATAGTCTCCCGTGATTTCTTCTAGATACTTGAAATAAACCAATTCACTCTTGCCACTAGGTTGTCTTGAATACTTCCAATCCAACACCGTTAGTGGTGTCTGTAGGCTTACATAAGGTCTCACGCCCTGTGCCCTTTCCTCAGCCTGCGTCTGTGCTCCAACATTGGGCTTTGTAATTATTATCCAACAGTGCCCATACACCGCACTCCAAGTTGCCACATCCTTCATAAATGCGTCCAGGCTTCTACCATCCATATCAGCATCTCTAAGGAATGCTTCAA